CTAGCTTCGACCACGTCTTTTTCTCTCGATACCCATCCAGAACATTGACAAATCCACTACCCAACGGAACCGAAATTCATGAGTAAACAAAAAAACAAATTGACTCCACGCCAAAAAGAACAAATCATCACAATGAGATTTGAACAGGGATTGACTCTTCGAGAAATAGCCGAGACGTTTGGAGTAACGACCCCAAACATTTCGTACTATCTAAAACAGCACAAAGAAAAACAGGCCCGAGCATCCAAACGTACCAAGCCCAAAACCTTGGAACAGCAATTGGACCCCATCCAATTCCGAATTGAGAAATTAAACGAGATAGCCCAAGACATTTCCATAGCCAGAGAAGAAAAAGTCATTCATTCTTTGCCCACATATCACAAACTTCATATTCAAGTACACAATGAATTGAGGGAAATGGTTAGTGCATCTAAGGATGTCAATGCCATGGACCCAGAATCATTAAAGCGGGAGATAGTGGAGGCGATAACCAGCCTACCCCCAATACTGAAGACACAAATCATGCGGGAATTGGATGAGATGAACAGCCCGAATGTTATTCGGTTAAAAACCCAATGATAGGATTGTTACAAGCAGCCCGAAATGTCAAGAAGCTGGAAAACATGGCAAAGGAAAACCCCATGGCGTTTTTCACCCCATCCCCACCACAAAGAAGGGTTTTAGAGACTCCCCATAGTGAAAAGATAGTTTTATTTCGAGCTGGAAACCAGTTGGGAAAAACTATGTGTGGGGCTATGGAGATTCTCTATTATATGTTTGGGTATCATAAATACAAAGAGATTCCAGGCAAAGTCCCCATTACGGTTTGGGTTATCGTTCATTCGTGGGAGCAATCCAAAATAATTCAATCCAAGGTTCACTCTTTGGTTCCACCCAATGAATATGCCGCGGACAGTCCTTCGTTTCAAGAGGGTAGAGGATACCGCGCCAAAAATCCATGGTTCAAATTAAAAAATGGGTCTATGCTATTCTTTAAAACAGCCAACCAAGGCACATTAGGCGCGAGTGCAGGCACAATCGATATGTGCTGGATAGACGAACCTTGCCCCCAACAATTGTTTGGGGAGCTCGTCGCTAGATTATTTCGGAACAAGGGACGGATGATTATGACGATGACCCCCATAGGTGGGGGGGACTTGTCTTGGTTACGCAAATTAACCGAAACCAAACCACCCAAGATTAAAGATATTCATGCTGCTGTCACGGTACATAATTGCACTCCAGAGGGGTGTAATAGTCTTATGACACAAGAGGATATTGATAAACTGTCAGATACATATCTTTCAATAGACCGCGCAGCGCGGTTAGAGGGAAGTTGGGATTTGGGGGCCCCAATGGATGGACAAATATTTCAACAGTTTGGAGAACAGCATATATCAGATGCTCCATGTCCCAAAGCTGGGGACTATGTGTTCTCGATTGGAATAGACCATGGACATAGCATCGATTCTCAGTGTGCTATTTTGGTAGCAATAGATAGAGCCCCACCAAATCCAATGATATATGTGTTGGATGAATACTATGCCGCGGGTGGAAATAATGAACAGGGAACAGCAAACAGACATGCTCGAGCTATAGTATCTATGATTCGTAGAAATGGATTAAATCCGTTACAAATCAATAGATGGACAGGGGACAGGCCCCACGGGGGTGGAAAACACGGAGGGAGAATGTCCAATTCCCTATTGAGAGCAGCATTTGAACATGTTTTAGACTACCCAAGAAATCAAGCCCCTTTCAGAATACACACAGCCCATAAGCCAAGGTGGTCTGTCTATTATGGATGCCAATTAATCCATGAATCAATGGTACAGGGTCGTTTTCAAGTACATCCAAAATGTAAACGCCTTATACGGTCCTTTTCTCATTGGACCTTAAAAAAATCGGGCGGGATGGATAGGTTATCGGAGTGGAAACATATGATAGATGCGACGCGCTATGCTATAGTTCCCATAATTGATAGAAAATATTCAGCTCCCAAAGCTTCTAAAATTCCAATTCGGAGAATGTAAATGTATGACATACCCCCAATGCCAACGTTTCCAGATTCAGAAACCCAACATAGAACCGAAACCAATGCCTTAAGGCGTAGGATGTTAGAGGGTTCATGGGGACCAGATTTGGAACGATATTTACAAGCCCAAATAGACCTGTCACGCCGTGCGACTTGGGGAACCATTGACCAATCATCCAATGTATTTGCCCATTCATGTAAGGCATTGGCTGTCCTCTATAGTGAAAAACCATTAGTGGGAGTCCCCAAGGACTTTAGAGAACAGGCCCAGGATTATTTAAAATTGGATGGGGCATTGGATAGGTCCAACTATTTCAACATTATGCAATCCGTACAGTATAAAACGATAGGGATTCGTGAGATGTTTATGAGAGTGGATATATCAGACAGTGGGGAATTGTTGTTTCGTCCTGTAACTCCAGATATGATATATGCCAAATCTCCCGCGGGAGACCCACTAAAACCCAATTGTATTTATGAATATAGATTGAGACAAAACGAACAAACAGGGGATATGTTTTGGACAGCGGATGTCTATGATATCAAGGACAAAAATAACCCAAAATATCAAGTTCGATTGCTTGAAGCAGATGGAAAATTAGGCGAAGATGTTTCCGAAACGTTCTTGGGTGGGAACATGGATGGGGATAACTATCCTTATGTGGATAAAAATGGAAAGTGCTATTTGCCATGGGTGGTTTATCATGCTTCATTGGGTGGAAAACTATTCAATCCTTATGAGTTATCAGAAGTTGTGATGGGCTCCCTCCAGGCGAGTTGCTATTATTGTTTCCTTAAGCACCTTTTTCTCGATTCGGCGTGGCCACAACGCTATACAGTTAATGCTAGTTTGGCAGGTTTGAACACCTATGGAACAGGGGATGCTACCCAACGGATGGGTATTCCCGCGGACCCTGCTTCTATACTATGTTTCATGCCTGACCCAGATGTACAATCCCAGCCAATGTTGGGACAGTTTGAGGCGGGATTAAAAGACCCCAATCAAATGATATCAGCTATCACTGTTTATGAACGTCGTTTGAGTTCCCAAATGGGGATTGACCCAGCAAGCGTAACCAAAGTATCATCCGACCCGAGGAGCGGATATTCTATCGCAATGTCCCAAGCTTCCACAAGGGATGCCCAAAGAAGATTCAGTGGGGTCTTTAGAGTGGGAGATATGGAAGCATTGGTTCTGGGGGCAAAGATATCCAATCGTTTTCTGGGAACAAACTATCCAGAGGACCCCATTTATTCTATCCAATACATAGCTGTTCCATTGAGTCCCGAGGAGCTCAAGAGCCAACGTGAGGACATTATTCAGAAAATGGAAAAAGGATTATTGGGGCATACTGAAGCGATAATGGAACTATACGATTTGACAGAACAGGAAGCAATAGAAAAACTTAGGTCAATACGACAGCAAAAAATAGAATTTGGAATCTAACAACCAGGAGAACCACATGTCCAAAACGATAACCCATGAAGGAAAAGAATACATTTTGAAATCAGAAGTGGATAATATTGTCACGTCTCGAATTTCTAAAATCAGTGAAAACCGAAGAACGACCCAAACAGAATTGGATTCTCTTCGAGAAAAATATGCCGCTATGGAATCCCAAATAAAAGGCGTCGAAGCACTTCATAGCCAGATAGCAACATTGCAAGATGAGTTATCGAGCTCGAATAAAAAATATTCGCGGCATAGCGCAATTGCTTCCCATGGAATAACAAATCCCAAAGTACGGGATTTGGTAGAGTGGGAATATAAAAACGCGATGGATGCCAGAAACAAGAAAGATAAAGAAACCATGGGGGAGTGGTTGGAAAGTTTTAAAGGGGAAAATGCTGAAATCCCGCTATTATTACAACCATATATTAAGAACGGGGATTCCCAAGCATCCCCAACTCCCCAAGCCAAACCAATGCCAGCCCCAACCACCCAAGAACAGTTAAAAAGCTTAAACGCGCGTCCAGTCCCCCAAACCAATGCCCATGTTCAAACAACCAGTGATACAGCATCAAGTGCTGATATCATGAACAAAGGTGCATTTGACTTTGATTATTATCAAAAAAACCGTGCCAGAATAAAAGAAATTTACTACAAACGAAAAGGGAAACGAATTTGAAAATCACCAATGTGACAGCATATTATATCAAAGGTGATTTATACTATAGGAGGGGAAAACCCAATGCCAAACAGAAAAAAATCATACTCAATGAAATCCAAAAAGGCCAAAGCCCCCAAAAATGGGGTATCCAAGAAAATCAAAGTTTTGAAAAAAGAGGGACATTCCCAAAAAAGAGCGGTTGCAATAGCGTTAAATATGAAAAGAAAAAAGAAAAAATAGGAGATTTGTTATTATGGCTACAAACCTTAGAGCATTAAATAGGAAAAATGGTGGGGCTATATATACCCAATCTGGTGTATCAACTACATGGTTGGAAGTCCAAATCCCAAATTGGGCTAAACTAGTTACCATCCAACCCACGGGGCAGGCTATTTATTTCAGTTATGATGAAACAGATGGGGGTTCGGTTGGGGTCCAACGTTTCCCCCAAGCGGTAGATAGTATTATTCAATACAACCCCATGCAAACGAGCGGGGACAGGTCCATATTTTTGGCATCCCAAACAGGGACAGCTACGATATATTTGATATTCGAATAATCCATCCCTAGGAACCACCAATGGCAATTCCAATCTATAATCCCAGTTCTGGGGTTACCCAAACACTAACCGAATTCACAAATCAATCTAGTGTATCGATTTCACATTCCTATAGCTACAAACCAAGAGTTATCATTCTCGATACTGAGGGAAATGTAATATTTGGGGACATTTTATATCTGTCTCATTCGGTATCAATTACATTTGTGGTTGCCATCTCCGGTACGGTTTGTTTGTCTTAATATATAAACGACCAAACCAAAAAAGGAGTTTAAATCCATGAATTTTTTTAATCCCAGTGTAACCTTTAAGGGTGCTGTAGCGTGTGACAATGCCCCAACAGCAGATTCACATTTAACCAGAAAGCAAGATATTCCAAATCTATCATTTATTAAAGGGATATCATCAGATTCCAGTTCAATGCTATCTGTCGTAGATGGTGAATTGAAATTGGATTCATTGGCTATAACAGATGTACATGTTGACAACAGCCAAACATCATTAGCAAATTTTATTGCCAACGAGTCTTCAGTTGCTGCCTCTTTAAAGGAGGGGGACGTTCTAATACTAACAGCTGTGAGTGCTGGAACTGAAACATATATTGTTAGTGGAGCGAATGGCTCAAGTTCGGCGAATTATACCAGGATTGAATCCAGTCTAACAGCTGCTGAAATAGGTGCTATTCTTCAGGCAGGCGCGGGTATTTCGATTAATGCTGGAACAGCTACAATTTCCGCAAATATAGAAGCTGGAACAGGTCTAAGTAAATCTGTTTCAGGAACACAAATTACATTTTCAGTTGATGCCAATACTGATGAAATAACGGAGGGCTCAAGCAATTTATATTTTACTCAGTCCCGAGCTCGAGCAGCGTTAAGTGTTGCCAGTGTTTCCAGTCCTGAAATCCAACTATTGACATACAACAATGGAACAGGTGCATTTAGTGTCCCATTGAGCGG